GGTCCACCGCTTCAAACCCCACCCGCTTATCACCCGGATTCCAGAAACACTTCATCACCCCGCGCCCGCTCATCAGCGTGTAATCCACCCAGGAGAGGACCTCGTCAGTAAAGTTGGTCTTCTCCCGGATCTTATAATTGAACCAGTCCTCCGCCACCTTCGTGTACGCGTTCAACTGCTGCCTCATCGGAACAAAGCTGGCCACCACATCCATCCCCAGCGCCTGCTGGAGGAATAGCGGCTTGAGCTTCTCGATCGCGGTATCGATCAGCGGCCAATGCAGATCCGCGGCCTTCGGCCAGGGCTTGTTCGTCCGGCGAAGACCATGATGGCGCAACTCATACCACCGAGTCTGCCGCAGCTCCCACGGGCTCCGCTGGCCCACGGCCTCAACAATCTGCCCCTGCAACGCATTCCGCTGTTTATCGCTCATCATAAATGTCCTCCCCTCCTTTATCCCCCTACCTCGCAACCAGCAAGCGCAACCCCCTCCGGTTCAAGTGGGCCAAGCTCATCCTCCATCCGCTCCAGCAGGCTCCGCCCATCCTCGCCCAGCGCCTTCATGTACTCGTCCATCCGCTTCCCGCCACCACCACAGAAGGCCAATACCATCGCATCCGCCCGATCCGGACTGTTCACCCCGCGAGCCCTCAACTCATCCTTCCCCTCCAGCGTCAGCTTCCCCTTCCCGTTCGTCCGCACCTTCCGGCTCACGAACTGCTGGAGTAATACCTCATCCGTCCCGACCGGTCCCAGGTTCACCTTCCCCTCCTCCACCATCCGCCCGAACTCAATCCACATCTCCGCCGCCCGGTTCACGAACTGATCATCCCGGATGGCCCGCTCCCCGAAGTTCACCCGCCTCACATCCCAACCCTCCGCCCGGAGCGCATCGCACATGACCACTCCCATGCCACCCACATCCGCGTAGATATCCTCAGCCTTCAGCTTCCACTTGCGGAATTCGCTGATGAACCGACCCACACTGGCCATCGTGTCCTTGTCCCGCCAGCGGATCAGCCCCTTCACCGTGTTCCCATGGCGCACCACCATCACGCTCTCATCCCCGCCGGCGCTGAAGTCGCAGCCAGCGGTCAACCGGTGCCCCTCCGTATCCTCCTTGGGTGGGCCACTCACAACCTTCTGCCAGTCAGCCGTCTTCACCGCGGTCAGGCTCCCGTCATCCTCCATGAACTCCGCGTAGATCATCGAGCGCACCAATGGATGACCCTCGCCCCAGCGGGCCATCTGCTCATCAATCCACTCCTTCCGGATATGCGGGCAGTCGTAAGCGGTAACGGTAAAGGTCTGCCACTTGCCATCATTCCTCCGGAATACATCGTAGAAGTACCCGGAGCTACCACCAGGACTGCTCATCAGCAAAGTCCGCGTCGGCTGGCACCGCTCCATCGACTGGAAGATCCCGTCCGGAACCGCCTTCGCCTCGTCCACAATGTACATCAAGTCATTGCTCGGACCCTGCACATGCCAGCCTTCAGCCTTCTCCGGGTTGCTGGCTGAGAACCCGATGCACCGGCTGATCAGCTCCTGGCCGTCCACTTTCTTCGGGTACACATACCGAATCTCACCATCCTTGATCGAGAATCCATTCTCCTCGCCCCCCAACCCATTGATCATCTTCCTCAGATGAGGCCACAACGCGTCGGCCACCTGTCGGTACACACCAGCGGTACAGACGACGAGGCTCCCCGGCCAGCGGAGCATGTGCCATACCACCGCGCTCGCGGCTACCATGCTCGTCTTGCCAGAGCCGTTCGCAGCCTTCAGCGCCACCTTCGAGTGCTTCTCGTTCAACGCCCCCAACACCGCCTCCTGCCACGCGTAGGTTTCACGTAGGCCAAGCATCATCTTGGGGAAGTTCTTAAGCTGCTGAGCCTCCTCCAATAGCTTGCGCTGCTTCCACGCAGGGATGTGAGAACCCATTCCAAGTGAAGGGGATTTCTTGCGCTTAATTTGCTTGACGGGCATAAAATTTGGTGTGGGACGGGGAGGGGGTATATAGGTAACACCCACCCCCCTCTTGGGGGTCCTGGTCCCCCCGTGGTGTTACTTTCCCCCTCCGAAGGCACCGAGTAGGGCTCCGCTTACCGATAACTCCTTTCCACCTTTGCCGGTGTGCTCGAGTTGAGCGCGGGCTACGTAACCTCGGGTGCGCTCCAGCATCCAACCCGCAGATTGCCAATTGGCCTCACCGCTCATGATCCTTCGTTGAAGCAGCAATTCACCCTGGGCGCGGGCGCGGTCAAGCTCACCTTGGAACTTAGGATTAGCTGAAATCCATCGGTGCCATTGGGTTTGATTGCCCGCAGGGAATCCGCAGAGAATCGCGATGCGGTCAATGGGCATCCCATACTGAGCGGCTTCCATCGCTTCCTTTTTAGTGGTGTCTGACAGGCGCATTTTCGTTCCCCTCTCCGGCTTTGCCCTTAACCTGGGCTTCTCCACCACAACTACTTCCTTTTCTGTCTTCCTGGCCATGGATTCACTTTGCCCCATAAAGTGAACCATCATGAAATAAATGTGAACCGGTGTTGACAAGATGCGTCTTGTTTGGCTTAATCCCTTCACGCTCTCCATCACGGGAGCATTTCAAACATCATGAAACCACGCTCAAAACGCATCCTCGCGGCCCTCTTATGGCTCGCGATCATCACTTTAATTGTCCTCAACGGACTTTGGGAACAATCACTTTGGATCGGGGGTGTAAATTGACTCTCTTCCGCTGCAACGGATTCCGCTCCGTCCGCTCCGATTCTATCCGAGACGCCGCCGGGGTTTTCGCGAAACGTGCCGCCCGTCGCGCATTCGGACGCCGTGGTATCGTCCGAACCATGGTTGATGATTCCTACGTTCCGAACCTCTCGATTGTAGAGTTTGCCGCTTTCATCGGATATCCGACCGGTCCCAATGAAACGACGGGCCACAATGTTCGTTTTACCGTGATCAACGGAGGTGCCCGATGAGCAACGGATTTATCCTCCACGAAGACTCGGCCCGTGTGATCATCGCGACTGGCTTTGAATCCCCTTCGGATAACCGGAAGACGGGCGACATGATCCAAGTGTGGATCCTAGTGAAATCCGTTTCCCCTACCGAAGCGATCAAATCCGGCTTGGATCGCCTCATCTGCGGAAATTGCGTCCATCGCGGGCACGAAGAAAACGGTCGCTTTGGTGTGGACCGATCATGCTACGTAAATCCCGGGCAGGCCCCCCAAGGAATCTGGAAAGCGTGGAAAGCGGGCCGATACTCTCCCTTGCGTAGTCTCGAGTGTTTCGTTGGAAGGAAAGTCCGATTCGGCGCATATGGCGATCCTACCCATATCCCCCTTCCCCTTGCGCTCGCGATCGCGGGCGTCGCTTCCGGTCACACGGGCTATACGCACCAATGGCGCAAGCCCTCGTTGCAAGGGTGGAAAACCCTTCTAATGGCATCGGTGGATTCCATCGCGGAACTTGTGATCGCTCGCTCGCTCGGGTGGAGTACTTTTCGCGTGGGCTCCGAAGCTAGCGCTGGCGAGTCCCTTTGCGCCAGTGAACGTGTCGGGACCCCCTGCATGGATTGTCTCCTATGCGCCGGGGCCCGTGGTGGAATCGAGTCTGTCCACATTCCCCCGCACGGGACCGGAAAGCGGCACTTCGTGGACATGCCTGCTTTGATCGCTTGAATTCCCCGGTGAGCCCATGCGCAAGCGTGGGTTCCACGGGCAATTAATGCCCTTCAAATTATGCAATCCATTCAAACCAAATACCTACCCGCAACAACCCATCGAGGGTCCCGAATCAAAGCAATCTGCGAAAGGGGAACCCTGACTCTGCCCTATCGATACGATATGGACGGGTACGACTGCCATCGAGAAGCAGCCCACCAGTTGTTCGACAAGTTGTTTTCCAAGGACTTCGGCGGGCCGGTTGTTTTCGCAACCGGTTGTCTCCCGGATGGAACCTACGCCCACGTCCTTATCTGAACCCATGAAATCAGCCTTAGATCTCATTCAACGGGACGCATTCAAGTCCGCCGTGGGTCGCGCCATGTTCTGTGGTCATCCCGACTGCGGTGTGATCTTGGATTACCGCCGTGCCGTGGAGCTTTCCGCTTGCAAGGGTCCACACTACGTTTCCGTCAAAGTGTTCTGCGCCGACTGCGCCGACCGAGTGCGCCCCATAATTGAGAGCAAACTCGGTCCCCTTGGATTGCGCCTTGAAGTTGTGGACGGAAGGGAGTTCCGGTGACCGATCTTTTCCGAGCCCTAGGCTACCTCCTCCTTGGCGCTTTCTTCGTTGCCCTTATGGTTCTCTCAGCCCTAGCCGGGAACGGTTGACGAGTAGGCCAGCCCCCCCCTTTCGCAGCCCCGTATGGTTCGCCCTGCGGGGTTTTTTGTTGCCCGAATTCGGCGTCCACTCGGTTCCATTCCTTCCTTCCTTGCCGATCGCCCGCCCCCCCTAGGACACCCAATGTCCGACCAGGTGAGACACTCGATGTCCTACCCCTCCACCCTCGCGCCAGGATCTCCCGCACCGGCCCATACCCCATACCAGATTCGGAATTCGGAATCTTGAAATCCGGAACCCGCGGAACCCCGAGCATGGAGCGGTATCCTCCGGGGCATGGAGCGGTAGAAGCGATTTATTCCATCCCCACACTTTCCTACTTGACGACTGAGCATGGAGCGGTAGGGTGTGTCCCGACATGAGCATTCCCCTTGTTCCCTTCCTGCGTCTGCGTGACTGCGAGGAGCCCTTCGTGATGTGCGGTGAGCGGTGGCTATTCGTCACCTGTCTTCGAGCTGACGGCATGCCTGACATTGGTGTGTACCGATTCTCGACGGACCTGACGCACGACTATCTGGCGTGGCGAGAGGCTTTCAATCTGCGCTGATATACAAACAACTGGCCAACGATATGACACTAAGCGAGATCAAGTCTGCTGTGAGAGATGGCAAGACGGTGCATTGGAAGAACCATGGGTACCGAGTGATATACGC